GGGAACGCCCTGAGCGCCTTGGGCTCCACGAGCACCCTGAGGGCCGGTTGCACCCGTAGCCCCCGTTGCTCCAGCAGCGCCTTGGGTTCCGGTTGGCCCATTTACTCCAAAAACACCCTGCGCACCAGCAGATCCGCCAAACCCATCAGGGCCTGCGGGTCCGGTTGCGCCAATGGCACCTTGGGCACCGGGGGTTCCTTGGGGTCCAGTTGGTGACGTAGCGCCCTGAGCGCCACTAAAGCCCGGGACTCCTTGTGTTCCTTGTGGTCCGGTTTCACCCGGGAATCCCTGTGGTCCTTGCAGTCCGCAAGGTATGCAAATTTCGTCAGCCATTATCCTCCTCCACAGCAGTCTGCAACTCCTTGTTGATAACCTTCTTCATATGCGGCAAAGTGATCCCTTTGGTCCAAGTACCCAGCGTTGTAACCAAGGTAGTAGTCGTTTCCGTCGCCCTCGGCCCCCTCCTGCCCATTTGGTCCCTTTGCGCCTTGTGGGCCCTGTAGGCCTGTAGGCCCTTGTGCCCCCTGAACTCCTTGTGCTCCCTGCGCTCCTTGGGGGCCGTCTGGGCCGAATGGTCCGATTGGTCCTTGGGCACCAGCAAACCCCTGAGGACCCTGAACTCCAGTTGCCCCAGTAAAACCAGTAGCTCCATCGGGTCCGGGTGCGCCAAAGTCTCCCTGAGGGCCTTGGGCTCCTTGTGGTCCTTGCGGTCCTTGGATGCCGTCCGTTCCGGGCGCACCAGTAACACCTGCAAATCCTTGGAATCCTTGGGGACCCTGAACACCTTGAGCGCCGGGAGTTCCTTGAGCCCCCTGAACGCCACGGGCACCAGCAGAACCCTGAACCCCATTAAAGCCCTGAGGGCCCTGCGGGCCTTGTGGGCCTTGCAGGCCAATGGGACCTTGTAGTCCTGCCGTACCAGCCTGACCATCAACACCTTGAGGGCCCTGAGAGCCGCCCTCCCCTCCTTCGCCCTCAAGTCCGGTTGTGCCCTGAATACCCGGAGAGCCCTGAGGGCCTTGAGTTCCGGGTTCTCCCGGAGGTCCTTGATCTCCCGGGGCCATATCCACCGGAGGGGCAATGTAATCTAGGCCGGACTGCTTAGGGTGGGTTGTTGCAACCCGCTCAAATGGAGATATTGGGCTTGGTGCGACCGAGGCCCCAGACTCCCAATCATTGTCAACCGGAGGGGCAATGTAGTCCAAAAACACCCTCGGTGGTGGTGTTGGAATCAGGGCCTTGAACCCCGATGAATTGTCTTTTGCCAGTTCTGTACGTGGCATTACATTTCACCGATCAGGGTCTGGACATAGACCTCGGCTGCCTTCTGGGCCTTTCTGTCGGCATCTGCCTGACTGATCCTTGAGGTTGCGGTTGCGGTGTGGGTCATTATCACCTCGGTATCCGGGTGCTCCCTTGCGTGAGTCTTGGTTGAGGTGTAGCTTTCAAACGCTTCGAGGCTTGAGAATAGCTCGCCAGAGCCACAACCCTCCTCGGTTAGGAGCCTTGGTCCTGTTTCATCTGGGTTGCATTCACCCTCATAGGAATTTGCCACGGAGGTAGCGAAGATTCGGTAGGAATTGATCGCCACCCTCCCCGACCATGCAATGAGAAGTGAGAAGGCCTTATCCACCATCGCTGAGAGCGACGATTCAACACATCCTGAGTTGCACTCTGACGGCGCTGGCGATGTTTCAGTCTTGACGAGGCGGGTTTGCGGCCTTGAGCCTCCGAATTGGTTTGCTCCGTATCCGTATGTTTGGTCTCCATAAATCTGGCCGTTGGTAGCAACCAGTTCAGCACCACCAACCCTTTGGTAGCCACCTCTTGTCCCTGCTGCGGCAATCATCACCGAGCACTCACCCAGCAGATTCTCAATCTCAACCTCGGCATGGTGAAAGAGCTTGAAGTCGCGGGATTGGAACATATGCTCCCTTGTGATTAGGTAGCAGGTGATCGGCACACCATTGTCTGTGTGGTCCGGGGTCATTGCCTCCCAAATCCTGTTCTTTCCATCAAAGTCGATTGATCCGAAGTAAACCCTTTCCTCGGAAGAGATTAGGCCGGTAGCCCACTCAATCGGCCTCCACCCGGTCCAGTGGGACGCCCATGCGTTCACGTTTCCGTTGAATGGGGCTTGATCCAAGACCATTGTACGAGTGTTGTAAACATCGGCGTAGGGCACCGACATTAGCAGCAGGTTCTCGTGCTGAGCCCCGCAGATTCGACTCATGTCGTAGCTCATGGCGTACTTGGTTGAGAACATCTCGTTGTCCTGAATATCAAGACGAGACGTGAAGTTAATCCTAAGGGCGTCGTTTAGGCTGATTAGGCCCTTGGTTGAGTACCACCAAAGCATTCCGTATTGGTTGACAATCGACCTAGGGGCAACACAACCGATGTTGGGGAGGATCGTCTTTTGGAATTGGGGCGTGTTAAGCCACTCAGTCCTGTCCCTGATAGAGCTTTGCAGGAAGGTTCCAGTTGACTCGGTAAAGCAGATAATACCCTGATTGTCAGACACCTCTGCCATTCCTGTGCATGGACCCGGAAGGTAGAACGCTCTTGCCTCGTTAAGGTACTGACCCTCGGTGAACTTGAGCGGGTTTCCGGCGTCAGACGCAAACACCTGATTGCCGCGAGACACCCAGAGCCTGTCGTTGCTCCAGATCATCCATAGCCCAATTGGGGTTCCGTCACGACCCTCAACGCTGAGAATCTCACCGCTCTCAGAGAACCTCTCGGATGGGGTTGGGTCTAGGTGGCTTGAGACGGTTCCATCCCAGTAAGCCGCACGCGAGAAGCCGTCCTGCATAACAAGCACCGAGTAAGGGTTAGCGTGAAACTCAATAACGCCCTCAGGTGTGTAGTAGGTTGACTTTAGGCAGCTTGCCCAAGCAATGAATGGTGCGGTTGGGCTGAATTGGATACCCGGCAACCTCACGCATGAGGTGAATGGGTGAGATGCGGCATAAACACGGCCATCAACTGCCCACACCAAGTGAGCTACGCCGTTGGCTGGGGTAAACAGGGTGATGCCCTGAAAATTGCCATCAGGGATGGTTAGAACCGTCCTTGAGCCCGGGCGGGTCTGAGGGGAGCCGCCACGGCAGAGGATGTTCATACCCTCAATATACTGGCCAACCGGAAGCTTCTGGGGCTTTAGGTATGAGTTCTGGCCAAGGGCAAGAAAATCATCTCCCTCTGGGGGAAGTAGAAAGGAAGCATCGGGCATTAGTAGATGAGTCGATCATTGCTATCGCAAGACGGGCTGTCTGCCCAAATGACCTGAGGGGGAGTAATCCCCGGTGGCCTTAGTGCATCTGCCTCGCTGTTTAGAATGCGGATCGTCTCACCCTCTGCTGTTCTTGCTGCCTCGTACTGACCCTTCCTGCGAAGGTGGACGGCCTTAGTTGCCAGAATCAAAACCTCACGGTTGTTGACATTCACCCAGTCAGCCGTAGACCTAACCTCGAAGTTCTTCTTCCTGTACTTGATCCTCAGCCAGTTACGGGATGGAACGCGGATTCTGACGTAGCTAGGGTCAGTCTCGTCTGGGCGGTAGTGGCCGATCAGGGTGTGGGAAGAGCTATCGTCTGGGTCTACCGCAATGAGCCTGATGAAGCCATTCGTTACCGACTTGTGAACCCTGTCGATTCTTGCGATTGATGGGGCGGATGGGTGGGGCATTGAGAACCCATAGACCGTAGGAACAAGGAATCCGTCCTCTAGGTCGCCATCGGCGTTCTCGGTGAAGATTCTCTTTCCATCAACATCCCAGCCGAAAACACGGAGTTCAGCCTGCGAGTCCCTTGCGTTCTCGACCTCGGCAACAAGCTTGACCGGCTCGGACGGGTCTCTGAATGTTGAAACCCTACCAAGATAGTCGGTGTAGTTCCAATCGGTGTAGCGGGCCGATCCAGCGCCATTGATGTGGTATTGGTACCACTCGTCGCGCATAAGAGTCGGCTGACCGCCTTGGTTAACGCCTAGGGGGGTTCCGACTTCCGCAGGAAGGGTAACGCACCCATTGCAGACACAAATGTCCATCTCCCCAATTAGCGGGTCAACGATGCCTTGGTTGGCAATCAGGCTAACGGCCTCAGTAAGGCGGGCGAAGATGTAGGTGTCGTCGCACGAACCAAGAACGTCTCCCGACTTAAGATCTCTGTAGATGTCGCTTACGATCATGCAGTTCCAAATGTTTGCCAGAGTCCGTTTCCGAGTGAAATAATAACAACGCCCTCGTTTGGCGATAGATCAAGTTCCGCAAGCCCATTGATCGTCTCTCCTGTGTCGGGCTCAAGCGTAAGCAAGTTGGTTCCCCTGTTGGCGATGTAAATGCGCTCACCAAGCCGCTCATCTGCCTCGGGCAGGGTTAGCGTCACCCCGGCACCTGAGTTAGAAACAACCAAGCGTTCCGTCGCCAGGGTGGCGTTGGTGGCAAATTCGTCAATTGTCAGGCTGGTGTCCATAAACCGTTTCAGTTCAGAAACGGCATTTTCAACCGAAATGGTTTTGACCGCAGACTCAGCATCGCTCCACACAAGCAGAACGTCTGCGATTGCTAGTTCAGTGATGGCTGGGTATGAGGATAGCTGGGGCATTACTTTACAACGGTTAGGATTGGGGAGTCGTTTTCATCTAGGATTGGCTCGCAGTTCTCATCGAACAGCCTAGAAACAACCTGAAATGGCTTACCCGGAGTGTCGGATGCCTCAACGGTGTACTCGTCGTCGTCACACCCAATGACCGGAAGCGGTGGGCGCTCGCAGTCCTTCTTCGTGCGGTATGGCGCGCAGCAACCCTGATCCGGGTTTGTTGGCTCCTCGAAGTCTCCGCAAACTGAATTGATCGTGTTTTCTGACATTAGGCCTTGTACTTAGCCCTGACTTTCTTTTCTAGCGCCCCCTCGATTGAATTGTCTTCGTCCATCTTTGGCTTCATGGCCAAAACGGCAATCTCACAAGACTTCTCGCCATCGCCGTTGATGGGGTCGCGGTATCCGACCTTCTTGCCCTTGGCGATGAAGTAAAACTCACCATCCGGAAGCTCCGGGAGGTCCTTACCCCTGATGTAAAGAGTGGGGTAGTCGATTCGAGTCTTTGACTCTTTCTTTCCGGAAGGGGCCTCGGTTGCGCAGCAAGGCTCGCTTAGTTTGTACTCAGTACCCAAATCAATCATGTCTTTAGCCATTGCTTTGTTTGTTAACTCTATTAGTGTACCTTCTTTGCCTAAATGGCAAGCAAATTACTTACCCAGCTTTTCAAGCCTTTCACGCTCTTCGCGCTCCTCGCGCCTCTTATGACTCCTTGCCTGCTGCCTCACCCACATCAGCGAGCAAACGCTAAGTGCTAGCGATGCCACAAGCACTGATGCTTGAAGAACTTGCGTAACAACTTGGAAGGAAAAGATTGTCCCAATCCATGTAAGGAAATTTAGAATAGCCACTTTTGCGCCAGTAGGGTTCATTGATCGGAGATTTTCTTTTTGTTGACCCTATCCATAATTTCGGCTCCAGCCATTATGCAGCCAGCGGCAATGCAAAGGCCAACGCCGATTGAGAAGAGTCTAGGGTTATCGTGTGCAAAAAGAAACAGGGCTCCCGCCCCGGCAAATCCAATGCCACCAAGAGGCCACCTCCACCATGGATTAAAGACCAATATGGCCCCTGCGATGATTAGGCCTATGCCGGTATACATTAGGGGCTCTCTGGCCTCTACGTCGATTCTATGGCTGGCTACGGCGGTGTCTATGGTGCCGCTGGATGCCGAAGCGTTTGTGGAGGTCGATGCGTACTTTGTGCTCTCGGAGAACATCCAAGACTCCACCACGGTTGCGGGGGTTGTTTGGGTTGCGTCAACCTTAGTGATAACAAGTTGCGATCCCTTGGGAATCTCAAACTCAGTCACGTACTCATCCTTGTTGGCGGTTGCCGGGGTTCCGGCGTCAAGTACGCCAATTGCTGACGCGCCGTCAATGGTTGCCCTAGGTGGTGTTTTACACCCAGAGAAAACAAGTAGGGTTAGAATTGATGCGGCGATTAGCTTCATGACAGTCCAACAACCGAAAGTAGGCGATATGGGCCACTTGGCTCAAGTGGCCCGGGGGGCGGCTCGGGATCTGGGTCGGTAGAGGGTACTGATCCGATGTTGTAAGGCCCAACATCCCACGCAAGCAATGGGTCCCTTGAGTTCCCATAACGATCCTCGGTGAATAGCCAAGATAGGTTTTCTCCGGCCTCTGCGGCAGCCGATCCAGATTGTGGAACATAATTTCCGTCAAGCACTGGGTCTTCTTCGTTAACAATGTTGAGATCGAACCCAAGGGCCTGCCATTGCGCAAATGTCTTGTAAGACGCCGACCCGCTACTAGAGTAGGAGTATGCCTGAGGGCTTGGAGATGACCTAAGCTGCCAGCCTAGGTTATAATTGACCGTAAGGCTCCACCTTGCCGAGTAGCTTACGTTCATGAACAACAGATTGACGCCAATGTTGTTCTTGATGTCTACATTAACAACCCCAGAGAAGTCGTCACCGTTTAGGTACATTCCCGACCCAGACCCGCTCTGGCCAACAACCAGGTTGTTGTAGATTCCTACGTTAGACCCTCCGTATGGCTTTAGGGTTATCAACCCGTTTGCGGTTTGGCCAACAAACACATTATTCCACATGTAGCAGTCTATGAGCCCACCAGAGAAGTACGCTCCAGACGTTGCCTTTGTTCCGAATCCGGGGCCGATGTAGTTGTTGTAAATGTAGCAGTTCTGGATTGTTGAACCAGTTCCAAGCGCAAAAACGTGTATTCCGTCGTGGTGAAATGTGTTGTCCAGTGTGTCGTCCCACAGGAAGAAGTCGTAGATTCTATTGTTGTAAATCTCTACGTTTCTGCAAGTTCCTCCAGCGGTTCCTGTGGCAACCACGATTCCGTCGTCAATGTTGTAAATTGTGTTGTCCCGGAT